CAGATGTCAATGGTCGGCAACAACCCGATAATGTATACTTCCAGCTACATTATCGGCAAATATGTCGCGCAAAGGATACAATGGTTGCTGTTAAGGATCGGCAAAATGATCGGCAATTATGGCGAATTCGCCAAAATTAAAAATAGTTGGGGGAGGTAGAGTCAATTCTTTCTTGGCCTTCCCCTAGACTTTGTCACTGTTTTTTGTTGAGTCACTGCAACTTTTCCGTAGATTGTTTTCTTTGCCAATTCTTCTGGTAGGTTACAAACAAATACTCTGAGTAACATTTTTTGTTCTGGATCTATTATGCCAACAAGCTCGCCAAAATCCTCACCTAGAAGGGCCAAGCGTTTAGCTTCCTCAAATGAATGCTCTTGTATATTCATTTATTTTACAAAAAAGTGTTGCTATTGGAAAAAAAATTGTTATAGGTGAGGTTGTATGAAAAACATATTCAGCATGATGCAGCTTGAGAAGTCATGTGATGAGTGCGGTGGAACTGGCAGTGATTGGTATGATGAAGGCTTGGGTAACCCATGCTGGAAATGCCAAGGTACAGGTCATGTAGCTACTGATGAAGGTAAATCTATCCTTCAGCTCATTGCGCACAATCAGGGTAGCATCTTGCAGTACACATAATTATTTTTCTATCCTTCTCCAATGGTCACGCCAAAGGAGATCAGATAGACGATTGGCATAAGCTCTCACTTTCATTTCTGGAAGTTCAGGGTTTAGGATGTGTATCCCCTCATGCAGAACAGTATCGAGTCTCATTTTGGAAGATTGGTTAGGATCTATTTCTATTCTTGATTCACTTTGGTAAGCTAGTCCGTGAGCCTTTTGTTTTCCAAGTTTCCTATCCTGTATTTTAATACGCCCTGGTAATTTCATCGGCTATTTTATAGAAGTTTACTTTTGCTGTAGCATTTCCACACCGACACATGATGGTTTTCATTTCCAACTCCCCCCTTTGATGTGATCTCCTCAAACGCTTTGTGGATGCATCTATAGAAATGTTTTGGTATTTTGCCATTTGTTTGGCATTTACCCATTCCGTATTTTCAAAATCTTCTTCTCTCGGTATTTCAAGGTTTAATTTTTCACTAATAGAATCAAGAATGCTTTTTCTTAAATCAGATTCCGATGGGTTTATTTTCTTTTGGTTCATATACGGTTAGTTTGGTTGCTGGTAAATCTCCTTTGGCACATCCACGCCAATCAAGTATTCCAAACCCTGGACGACAAATAGAATCACCAACTACCTTGTAAGCATATCTGGTCAATAGCTGCCAAGCTGGCGTTACCATTAATACTCCTGATCCATCATTGAATATTCCCCCCGTATGTCGATGTCCCCGTAAATATACTTTGGGAACTCTATGCCCAACACGAGAGTAGTTTTGGCGAGCATTACCCATTGTTATAGACATCGCTCCTGCCTCAAGGTATGCCCTAGAACTCGTCGGCATATGGTGAGCAATATCAATCAGCGTTCCATTGATTTCGATGAGTCCTTTGTCTCCTAGCCATTTTCCTCCAATTTCTTGGCATATCATTTTTTCCCAATCTCCAACATGGCATTCTGTTCCAGCAGTCATGTAGGTTACGGAAGCAAGTTTAGATAATGGCTTTAGGCATTCGATAGCAGCGAGCGCATGATCTAAATTTAAGGCAACTACAATTTCTGTAGTGCCATGATGTCGCCCTTCAATACAATCTCCATTTATAATCAAGGCAAATGGTTCTCCCTTGAAGTGATCTTTAATTTTAACCTCGATGTCATTCCAGCATTGCCACAACCATTTTTGGTGAATGTTATTACCAAGACCGATTTTATTTCCTGTTGATGTGATGTGATTGTCAGGCCAAAGCCCTACAACAGAACCACAGTGGAGATCGCTTATGATTACTGCTCCCAAGGGTGTTTTCTTAGTCATGAATTTTATTGCTGCGTTTCCTTGGGGGAAGATTGGAAACAAGATTATTTAAAAGAACCGCTGCATCAGTTAATGAGATTTCATTTGCTTCCATCATCTTTGCAAGCATCTGACAGGTTTTGATCCGTTCCGTTAAGTGGTGAAGATAGCTGATCAAATCAAGCTGTTCGTCTTTTAGGTTTTCTGCATACCATCCTGCTCCAGCAGTCCAAAAATCACTCTTGTGTTCTTTCTGGCCCTTTTTGTATTTTTCCATTCCAGCCGTTCCAGCTTTAGACCAAATATCAAAAGCATCTTGTTCGGCATTCATATTAAACTTTTCTAAGTTTACGCTTTGTTTTGGTTTTTGGCTTTTGAATGGAGCCGTAAGAAACTCTAGCAGGACGAAGAGCGGCATAAGGTTTGGCAGATATGTTGGTTGCTTGTTTGTTCATTTGGATTTCTTTCCGTGATGCCACTTTGCGGCATTCTGTGCAAAGGTTGCCATCTTGCGAACAGCAGGACTTTTGCTGTGCTTGAGTTCAGCAGTAGTCTTGCCAGTTTTCTTTTTAATCGCCGTGAAGCGACCTTTGTGGGATTCCTTGATGTGGATACCAGATTTCTTTGTAGCCATATTATTTTTTGGTTATGAATCTATGCCAGATATGATTAGGAGTAATCATTCCTGCGACACGGCATACATGGCAGGATCTTTCTTGTCCACCATAAATTTCTTGCCAGCATTTTGGGCAAAGACCGTTCAGATAAGCTATCCCTCCTATGAATTTATCAAAGAGGGATTTCATCCTAAAAAGTAATGTGCATGACTTGGCATGAGCAATCTGCTCCATTTTTATCTGCCTCATCTATGTCTGCAAAGATAACCGAGTTGTTAAACTTGTCCATTGTAGTCAACATCCATTCCATGCTCTTGCGATAGTTGTCATACTCTGGCTGGAACATACCACTGATGACAATGTTCTTGTCTGGAATACGGATCAAATTGGTAGCTCCAGTAGCTTCAATTTCCTTGGGAACCACAATGATGTTTGCCAGCTTCTCAAGACGCTTAAATGATTCGGAATCAATACCAGAACGGCAAACCATGAAATTATCTTTGTCGATGACATGGATACAGCAATCCAAATGGTAAAGATTATCACTCACCATCTTCATGGGGATAATTTCAACCCCAGCTTTTTTGGAAATCCATTCTTGTGCTTTCCAATCGGAAAACTTTCCATGACCTCCAAAATAAATATTGTCTTTCCAGTACTTTGTTTCAGCTTCTCCCTCCCAAGAGTGAGGAGGTTGGAGAACGGTATAACCCATTTTTTCAAAGAACCTACGACCAGGTTCCTCTTCAATCTGCCTACCATCTGCACTCATTTTTGCGATGAAGATAAAAGGATCAACGGATAGACCAAGGTTGGCAACAAAGTGTTGATCTTGCGCTCCCTTGGTAGGTGGCAACTCAAGTACTTTTACACCGAGAGCAGTAATGAGACGCTTGATTCGGGTGTACTGACGCATTGCCCTTTCCGTATCTACCTTCTGACCCTTCATAAACTTGTTGTTGGCAATAGCCGTGGACAAGTATTTGGGAGGACACATGAGGAAACTAGGCTTGCGCTTGTACTGACCGCCACCAAATTTAGGAGTATCGGTTTTCATCAAGGAAGAAACAGAAGAATCAATCTTACCTTCTAGGACTGAAGGAATCATTGAACCATTTCTGAACTCTTGAGGGGAGAATCTAGCCATAAGTCAAAACAGCATACAGATTACACGGCTAAAGAAAAGCAAAACATTAAAGGAAATACCCCCCTGATCCCCCCACTCATGTGAGAAAGCCTGTCAGAAAAGAAAAGAAACTACTGATCTCATATTTAATTATGGCAAAATCGCCGCAATTAGAAATGAAAGCAGGGTGTTTCTCTTCTCTCTCATCGGGTAAGGAGTTTTGGTTCTCCAGAGCCGCTGTTGTTGGATCACATGGTACGCATTCATGCCCATCCTCACTTGCTATAACGGGCAAGGGCCGCCAAGTGATGCGCCACTCAACGGCCCTTTGTTTCTTTGAGGAAAATTATAGGATCAGAACGGCGCAATCATTCAGATGCGGTGAATATGCCACGCAATCTATCCATGTGTCAACAGAAATATATTACCATGACCATCAATGCTAAAAACCATCTGGATCAACCGAGCTACTGCCATATCCCCAATCGTCGTTGTCAACTTCTTCCTGAGAATTATTTTTGCTGTGAATTAGCCGATCCTCCCAATCCCTGATTTCCAAGATGTCTAAGGATTCCTTTGCATCATCTTCAAAAGTAAATTCAAGTCCTGCCTTACTAAGCATCTCCACTGCGTAGGTCAAAGAGTCAGCCAAATCTGGCGACTTCTTGATGCGCTTTTTCATGTCTAGCTTTTTCTCAACAGCTACCTTTCTTCCTTTGTGAAAATAAAGCCTACTGCAAAGCTCGTTTACTATTGAACTATGTTTTTCCACATCTATGCCAACTAAACTTTTAGTTGACATGGCAGTATGAACTTGGAACCAAGACTCCGTTACCCTGCGATCATAGGCTTCTTTAGCAGTGCGCTTATCAAGACTGCTAATCTTTCGATCCGTAGGCATTCCCATAGAAGAAATAGGATGGATGAACATGGCCTCTGGATGGAATTTTCCCCATTCAATGATGATTGCTCGCAGCATCTTGCCTCCATCGCCCGAAATATCCAATCCAAAGTCTCTTGGATGGACTCCATACTCTAAACAATCTTTTACCAATTGCATTGCAATAGATTCCTCGAAAACATCACCAACAGATGAAGAGTATTCTTTAGTTCCAAGATAAAAACCTACCCTTCTTCCAGTATCATTTGGGCCATATCTACAGAAAGTAGCTGCACATCTATCTCCTCCAGCAGTAAATGCAGGGTCAAAGCCGCACACCACTCTTGTTCGATCACTCCAAGTGGGTTCCCAAGCAATATCACACGCTTGGATAAATTGCTTTGAAAAAATTGTGAGTTCTACTGAACTATCGGGCCACCAACCATAGACATTTCTCCAATATTCTAGGGCATTTTTGTTTCCGTAGCATCGTTTTAATGTTGCAGCTTCTCCTTCAATAGTCAGGAAGCGATCAAATGGAGGTATTATTGCATCAGGAACTTTGAAATTTGGGCTATCTTCTCCAGAAAGATGTAACGCAACACCTGTTCTAGTAGTCCATTTGTGGGTATATCTTGTTACAGCATCCCACTCCATCGGATCATCTGGCTGGCATAGTTCAGTGTGAGGATTATTTGCCGTATTTGAAGGATTTGCCATACCCCCAAATATAAAGTCAGGATTGGCTCCAAGGTTCACGCGAGTATCAAGCGCATAAAGATCCATTTCAGCCAATTCGTCGAGAAATAAGCGCATTCTTGCGTTCTTACGACCCCTTGTGTTTTCAACAGATCGTTTGCCCTCGCCCCCACGAGGAAAAGCTAGGGCTTTTATGGCATTTGTATAGTCACGCTCAGAATCCTTGGTATCAATTGATTCAAAAACAATCATCCTTCGGTATTCTACAAGGTTTCCAATGCTTGAATCCTTTCCATATTTAGACTGCAAATTACGCATTGCAACTCGATAGAGCGTACAGACTTTACCCCATAAACGATCTTCTGAAGCATCTAAAGAAGTAGATGCAACATAGGTTGAGGTACAATTCGGGGCGCAAAGCCAATCAATCACAATACAAGCAGCTACAGAAAAAGTTTTTCCACTACTGGCGCACCCTGCAATTCCCCAATCGTTCTCGTTACAAAACAAGTCAACGATGTCTACGGCATAATTATTTACTATTCCTTGAGAATGGAGCAAAACATCATCTTCAAAAATTAATTGAAAACAGTTGATCATGTGTTGTGCAGGATTTTTTAGAGTTGTATTCTCTAATTTGATTCCCATTTTGATTCTCTCTCTCCTTCCAAACTCACCACGGGTCAATCTGTATGCAATCAGCTCTCTCATAAATTGAGGAGATGTTTCTAGAAAACTCAATCCATAAGTTGTATCTTCGGGTGGTCGTAAATTGAATCCGTTGTATTCCATGTTGAAAATACTATTGACTTATTTTATAAAAATGAGCAAGCATTAGCCTCACATGAGATTGAAAAACCCGAACGATGCGATCCCTGGTGGTCTTTGGTATCAATACACCGACGATAAAGAAAAAACTTATCGTGTAAATGGAATGGATCTTACTTTTGGTCGTCAATTTGCCCAAAAGGTAAAAAATGACATGATAAATAAGAATGTTGATGTTCCAGAAAATTTAGAATATCTTATTGAGCAGCAGATTTGTAAACGAATTGCAGGACAGTATTGCTGGCAAGAAGCTGGTGATGCGGTTGCGAATGTTATACATAAATTCGCACATCTAGGAGACAAGGTTGCTTCCACATTTGGCATTAACGCCCAATTGGAAACACGAGCAAAGAATTGTCCATCTTGTCAAAAGCGTAGAGAAATACTCAACCAAGTAATTGGATAATGGCTAAAACCAAAAAAATAGTAAACCGAGAGGGCGTATCAAGTTGGGGTTTTAATACCATCAACTCAAATGGCGTTGCTCCAACTAGTAGAGTTCAAACAGCCAACGATGCTTTTACTATTTGTTGGAATCTTCGACTTGATAATGCTGGCAGAGAGCGCAAATGGGGCCGTATTTACAAGTGCTACAAGGGATTCCCCCCTACCGATTATAGTCAGGTAGCTGCACGACAACTTTCTGGAATGAGCAATGTGCCATTTCGTCAGATGAAGTTTATCGTAGACAATCAAAAGTCTAGTTTTGTGGACATGGTAATGGAGCGCAATACTGCTGCAAATATTACCACCAAAGTTGGAAATCCTAGCGAAAAGGAAATTTGGAGCAACTTGATTAGCGTTGGATTTGATCGAATGCTACGATCTTGGACATCCTACAATTATAATGTTGAATTGGATGTGGAGGAAATGACCCTTTATGGAAAAGGATTTGAAATTGCTGAAGATCGAGATGGTTGGCCTACAAAGAGTTTCCATAACTCGAATGTTCTTATTCCTGACAAAACCTATGCTGATCTTACTAATCTTGGTGAGCTTTGCATTAAGCGTTCTTATACTCCCCTTGAGTTCTGGTTAAAGATTACTGGGGGTGAAGAAGATCCTATAAAGGCAGAAAAACACGCTTCAGATATGGGGTGGAACTTCTGGGCTTGTGTAGATGCATTAAGAATGTTTACTACAAACTATCGGAATACCTACACCAATACCGAATGGCTAAGAGATGTTGCGTCTGGTAACATGAATCTTTCCCGACTCTATACACTTAGAATTGAGTTGTATGAACTTTATATCATGGAGTTCAATGGAAGTATCTCTAAAATGCTTTTGTTGCAAAACTATGGTGGGCTTGTACTCGGCTACAAAGAAAATGGTCGCAAAGATCTTACAGAGGAAGAGTATCGTGACCAAACAGGCTTTATTTATTACCGAAAAGATTGGGTAGAAAAAGATGAGAATGGCTGGGAGGATGTGATTGCCCCAATGACTGACTCAACGGGTTCTGGTATCTGGCATGAAGTTCAAGGACTTGCTGAAGCAATCTTTATCCAATGTAGGGCATATGACATCCACATGAATCGTGCATTTGATGCAATGGATTGGAGTACACGATTAATGCTGAAGGGAGGTAATGCTGAATCCACAAAAAAAATCAAGCAGATGGAGTGGCAGCCTTGGATGATCCTTCCCCAAGATGTAGAGCCACAACAGGTAAATCTATCAGTTCCTCTTGGAGAGTTATTTTCTGGAATGCAAATGTACCAAGCCGATCTTTATCGTGGGATTGGTGCATACAATATTGGGAATTATTCTAAGACTGGTAAATCTCGTACAAAGAAAGAAGCTGAAATGGATGCGGCTGAATCCGCAAAGCTCCAAGGAACACAAATTCGTCGCTTCAATGACAATCAAACTCGCTGGCTTCGTATGCTATATAAGAGGATGAGCAGAACAAAGCGTGGAGGAAATGGATATAAATTAAAGGAAAAATTTGTAGATTTCATGAATGAAAACCAAGTTCCAGAAGAGGCTTGGAAGTGGGAAAATATTGAAAACTTAGAAAGCAATATGCTTGCTGGCTCTGGTAGCCCTTCCTACAAGTTGATGGCAGCACAAGAAACAGTTTCACTTACAGGAATGACTCCTATGAATGAGGGGCAAGCCAATGCAATTGCCGATGCTATTGCTGCCTTGAATGGTCGCCAAAATGTTAATCGCTACATGAAGCAAACAAAAATTGATATTCCTAGCGAACAGGCAATAATTTCAATGGAGAATATCGGAATGACTGATCCTAAAGGAAATGCAGCAAACTTTAGAGTTTATCCTGATCAAAACCATGTTGATCATTTCAAAGGTCATATTCAAGATGCTGGTGCATCATTGCAGGAAGCCCAACAGGCCATGCAATCAAGTGGAGTTAATCCACAAGCCCCAACACGCCAGCAAGCTACTCAAGGGGTGTCTGATGAAGCATTTAACCTTATTAAAGACATCTACGCTTGCATCTTGCGGTTTAAGGGGCCTCATATGGTAGCTCACCTTAGTTTTATACAAAGAGATCCTACAAAGAAAGCTATGGCAAAGGAATTTGCAATGATGATGCAACAGCTTCAGCGTGGAACTGATGAGATTGGAAGTCAGCTTGCACAAATGGAAGCAGCAAAACAACAGCAGCAAGGTAATCAGAACCAAGATCCTGATACAATTAAGCTCCAAGGTTTGGTTGCTAGAGAATCCATCCAAACTAACGCTTTGCAGAAGAAAGAAAACATTAAGTTGGCAGCAATGGCTCAGAAATCACAAATTCACAATTCAAATGCAATGGAAAGAGTTGCAACGGATCTTGCTACAAAGAGAGCTAAAGCCCAGAATGAGATTCAAATTAAAAGAGCTAAAGCATCTCATGATTCTAGCATGATACAGGATAGTCACGAACAAGATTTGAGTCATAATGAACAACAGAATGTTCAAGAACAAGCAATGCAACAGCAAGCAATTGCTCAACAAGAACAGTTAGCACAAAGCAACCCGCAAATAGGACAAAATAATGGATAATTTAAATGTAGTTAATCTTGCAGCAGCAATAATTAATGACAAAAGATACAGTGAACTAAAAACCTATGTTTATGAAGAACTTGTAAATAAAGATTACTCAACTGTTGTTGCTGTATTTCGTTTACTTCAAGATTTTGCTGTTGATGCAGCACAAAACACATTCAATTCAGTTGATAATGCGCTAAAAAAATCTGCTGTTTCCGTAAATCATCGAAAAGACTATGATCCAGATTTGGATGATTCTTTGTCAGATGAAGAAATGTCACTTCTCAAGTAACCAAAACAACCACAAAATACAATGTCCGACACCGCAATAGCCGAGCCAACCGAAACGCAAAAAAGCATTAATGCTCAAAATGCCCGTGAAGCAGATAAAGCAGCAAGGGATTCAGCTTTGAAGAAAGCAGATACATTTTTTAAAACAGAAATTAAGGAAGCCCCGAAGGGTACTCCAGAGGATCTGTTCCGAAAGTTTGGAGCAAAGACTGCTGCTGATGCTGAAGAACAGCAGGATCGTATTTCTGAACAAAAAGAAAAAGTAAGGTTTGCTCAAGAAAACCGCGAAGAACCAGAAGTAAAAGCATCTTTAGTTGATGATGAAAAGAAGCCTGGGTTTATTAAGTCTCTGAAACAAACAAATGAACAGCTTGTTAAAGAAACTACTGAATTAAAGAAAAGAGTCCAAGAGTATGATAGCGCAAAACAGGAAATTGAAGATTTGCGTTCAAAAATTGATGATAGTGAAAGCAAAAAGGAAGTTGAAAAACTTCGCATAGAACTCAAGGAAGCCATCAAGGAAAAACAAGAGAAAGAAGAATCACTTACTCGTGATCTTGAGGATGTACGCAAAACAAATGCTTTTTTAAATCTTCCAGCAAGTCCTATTTTTAAAGAAAACTTTGATGCTCCGATTGTTCATGGATACAACCAAGTCAAGATGATTCTTGGTGAAGATCCTACATCTATGACTGAATTTACCAAAGCGGTACAGTCATATGAGGCTTCTCTTACCTCAAATGATGCTAATGAAAGGTCAAGACAGCGTGAAATCTCAAAACAAACGCTTAACAACATTTACGAAAATCTTTCGCCAATGGAACAGGCAAAATTTAATTCTACGGCTTATGATGTCTTGAACAAAGTAGAGGCTAGAAACCAAGCTATTGTGAATTGGGAAATTACCAAAGCGCAAACAGAACAGGAAAATACTCGTCGTAATCAACTTACAAAATCCCAAGTTGGAAAGCGTTGGCAAGATGCTTTTGATCAAGCAAAGCAACAGCTTGCAGATGTTATTAAATACAATGAAGACATTGCCAAGATCATCTCTTCACAAAATATTGATGATGATACAACAGAAGACGAACTGATTGCTGAAGCTGCACTGAGCGAAAATAGCAACTACGCTCCAGAACAAATTACTCGCGTTCTTATGCAGGGAGCAAAGTTTAAAAAATCCAGAGCATATTCATTTGCTCTTGAAAAAGAGAACATAGAACTCAAAGAGACAATTAAGAAAATGCGTGGTTCTAGTACTTCTGAAGGAAGTATTGGTTCTTCATCTTCAGAAAAATCTAATGATAATGAAAACAGAACCCCAGAGGCTTTGTTTCGCAAGTTTCAAAATAGATAATTTTATTGTTGACGAACTATTAAAAATGCATAATAGTTCCAAACAACTGGATTAGTTGTTCTGATTAGCCAACTGTTCTCGGTAGAAGCGACGAGTCTGATAGCGTCAGACATAAATAAAAAGCAGGTCGCCAAACTGGAGAATAGTGGGGTAATAAGAGCAATCCGCGATGGTTGCCAGATCGCTCACAAACCAAAACCGTGTTTTGGAAGGGGCGACCTTTTCATGGCACATAATTCTAAAAAACAAACAAACTAATTATATGGCACAAAACGGAGTAACATTCTCTAGTTGTCAAGATGTGGATTCCCTCTTTAGGGAAGCCCGTACTTACTACAATCCTTTCTTCATTAAGAAGATGGCAATTAATTCGATCTATTATGGTCGTCTTGAAACAGAAACTTGGCCCCTAAATACTCTTCCGACTATGAAAGCATTCCGCTTCGGTCGTGGATGGTACAACCCAGATCAGCCTTGGCAGGAAGTTCAGAGTGGTCGTTGCATTCAAAATGCAGATGAGGTTCAGTTTGAGAAAATTGCTCATCCTGGCACAGAATCTTACAGCTTTAGCCTTTTCACCAAGGCAATGCGTACAGATTGGTATCAGCTTACCGATTTCATGTATCGTCTTTTCCCACAGGAAGAGATGGATCACATCATGGGTACAAATGTTAACATCACCAAGAATGTTCATGAAGAGTTCGCTCGTTCCAACTGGATCGGTGGTTCTGGACACAAGTGGATTCCGATCAGCAATGGTCAGTCTCTTATTTCTTGCGCTACTCCAGATGATCAGATGTTTATCGTTCAGCCCTTTGAGGGTACGAACGAGGGTTCTTTCAACATGGGCTATGTCTATGTGAAACTCCCCGTTAGCCAACTGAACAACATCGGCCTTCTTTCGCTTGATACGCTTGATGACATCCTCGTCAATCTTCAGCGTGAAGATGATGCATATCGTCTTGATGTGAGTGAGGCCGCTGGTCGCCCTCTCCTTGAGATCATTGTTCCTGATGCCCGTGTCCTTCGTCAGCTCTGGCAGTACGCCAAGCAGTCAGGTGGATATTGGGAGAGTGTTAGTGATTTTGATGACAAGCAACTTCAGTACTCTTTGGGTATTGATCGCGTCATCGGTAACTACGCTTTCTGTAATGACATCAATGGCGTTCGCTTGAATGTGGATTGGGTGTACAATGCATCTCTTCCAACCTTCAATGCCAATGATCCAACTACATGGCCTCGTCTGGTTCGCGTTCTTCCTTATATTCCTGTATCCACAGAGCTTGGTTGCAAGTATATTCAGAATCAAGCCTTCCAGTATGCCGACTTTGGTATCACGAATCCTTGGGTCAACAAGGCCATGATCAAATGGATCAGCCCTTCCCAGAGTGGTATTGGTGAAGCACAAGGCATGACCCAGAACTACGCTGGCGATTGGGAGTGGAAGAATCCAGATTGGGAATGCAACATCAAACGAGATCAAGGTTTCTTCTGGAACCAGTTCCGTATGGGAATGCAGTTCCAAGATCCAACGCTGATGCACTCAATCCTTCACAGGTTGAACAATGTACAGCTCGTGATCCCTGCTGCTTGCAATCTCGTCCCTAACTACACGCCGCAATACACCCCCGACTGCTTTGTCTGTTCGAGTGTGGTTACGGAACCAATCTAATCAACTAAGGCAAACATCCTATGTCACTTAACGCTTCAGTTTACGCCCCATCGGATGTCTTGAATGCACCCGCCCTACGATATGTAGGGTGGGGGCAACCCTTGACTCCCTACTTCGTTGCTGTTCCTAATGGTACAAGTTTTACAATTCCTAAGAGTGCAATATCTTGGTCTATTACTGCTAATTCTGGTAGTAATGCAACGATCAATGGTGTTGTATTTACGGGAGCATTTACTACCTCTGGAAATGGAACGCTTTTCATTCCTATCGTAGTCAGCACAACTGCTGGCACAGTAAATGTAACTTATACTCTTAACAATGTTGTGTATAATACTCCTAGCTACTACTAAAACTTAAAAACCTAAAAATATGTCTAATATTAATACGCCTCCCGTCCCTAATAATCTCACTGTAGTTCGCTTTGGGCCTGTTTCGGTAGATTTCACGAAAGCTGGATCTACTGTTATTGGTCAACTGCAATACGATGAAAATGTATTCATTCCTACACTTGCAACGGTTGTTTATACTAACGCCGCTGGAACTAATGGAACTCAAGCAGTTGTTGCTCTGAACAATGGTACTGTTGGAAAGAATATTTCCACTGCTACCCTTCCTGCAACTCCTGTTGTGGCAATTGATGGAACTGGATCTCTTTCACAAACCGTTCTTGCGCCAGCAACGAATGGTTATGTGCTTGGTCAAATTCCTGTTTCCACTGCCTTGATCAGTAATGGAGCCGCTGCAATTCAGAGTCTTAGTCTGAATGTTGCAACTGCCGCTATTCCTGCTCTTGCTACGACGAATCGTTCTACTACAAGCAACATTTCAACCCTTACGGTTGCCAGCGTTCCCGTTTGGCTTACCGCTGGCGCAGTTGTTAATGTTCTTACAGTTGGCAATGCGGCTTACAATGGTACTGTTACCATTCTTTCCGTGACTGCTACTACCTTCTCGTACTACAACCCCTCGCTTGTTACTGAGGCTTCCACGGCTGATACCGCTGGACGCATTGGTGCGCTGACGGGAGATGTGTATGTTGTTGGTATCCTTATGTAATTAAAGTTTGGTGCTGTGGAGGTTCAATCCCTCCATAGCATCTACATATAGTAAATTGTTATGGCAAATCCACTTACTTTTCCGCAATTTGTTGATACAACAGATAGTGAACAGCGTTGGCAAATTTTTAGTGCTATTGCTTCTGCAACGGCATACGATTACCAGCTTTCTAACTATGTGGCAGCGGATAAGCCTGGGACTATTGTTATTAAAGATGGAGCTACGGTTATCAAGACCCTCACTCTGTCCTACGATGGCAGCAACAACCTCACTAGCGTTGTCCGAAGCTAATGGCACTTACCGACAACATCTTAGCCTATTGGAACCTTAACGATAACGGTTCTGGAGGGGTCAGCCTTGTTGATTCAACAGGGAATGGATATACGCTTACCAATTATGGTGATGTTACTTTAGGAACTGGCATTATTGCTGGAGATGCTGTTTTTGATGGAACAAATCATCTATATAATTTATCATTTAGTACGCCAACATCTATTTCTGTTTCTTTTTGGATTAAATGGGATGGCACAGATCCGTCTGATGCTGGAATTATTTTGCCAATAAGCCAATGGTCGGGGGCTCACGGAAATGCTTGGATTATTCAAATTAATTCAGATGGAAGTTTATTGTTTGGGGTTAATAACAATGTTGTAATAAACAATTTCTCCAATCTTCCTGTTAATTCTTTTGCATTTATTTGTGCTACATATAATGAAGCCACTGGAGTTTGCTCGCTAACTTTAAATTCTTTAACAACATCTGAGTCAATATCCCCCCAGCCAATTTCTCCAATTTCTACAATTCTATTTTCTGGATATATAGATTCTGAAACTCAATATAATTTTAGTGGACAAATTGATGAGGTTGGCACTTGGAGCCGAGCATTATCTTTAGGAGAAGTGGGTAATCTTTACAATAATGGGGCAGGAAATACTTATCCTTTTGTATCTATTCTTTACTACAATAACGCTGAGTCTGACGGAGATTGGGGAAACATTCTTAACTGGTGGCAAGATTCTGGATTTACCATCCAAGCTACAGCCCTTCCTACATCGGCAAAAACAGTTAATCTTTACAGTGAAGTAACTCAAAACACGCAAGGTTCTAATCAATGCTTTTGCGGCTCTGCTACTTTTTGGTCTGCAAACTTTGGTGCTGGCCTTACGCTTCAATCTACTGGCGTGGTAAATATGCAGGGGACTTCAGTGTTTTCTGGAACCACAACGGATGGAGTGAGTATGCACGATTCATCACAGCTTTCGGTTGCTTCTGTGGTTGATGGAAATACGGTAATGCGAGATAGCTCTAGGGCTTTTGGATCAATCCTTGGAAATGCCACTATTTACTACGATGGAGGAAATGGTCAGTATCCGATTGGAGGAACTGTAGTGGGGTCAGTAACCTATCTTGGTTGGCCAGCAATAAGCCCACAATGGTTTAATGATTCCGCTATCGCTGGTGGTAATGATGGTGATTTTGCTAATACTGATAATTGGTGGACAGACAACACATATACCACCCGTCCTGTTAATACGGTAGGAGTCCAGGAACTTCCAGATGCCTCAACAAATGTGTTTATTGCTCCAGATATAGGCATCTACGCAAACACAGGTGATGCTATTCTCGTTAATTCCATCACCGCTAACAACGGATATATTTCTAATATTACACTAACTGTTTCTAACGGTATTGTATTTAGTGGAAATGGAAATTACGGGACATCAAATTCTGTTATTTATGCTGATGTTACCTTTAGTGAAACTGCATATAACGATCATTCAGCAATCCACGGAAATGCTAATTATACATCTTCTGCTTCTTTAGTTGCGTCATTTAATCACAACTCACTTGGAAAACTCACTGCTGGAGCGTCATATGGATCTAATACAATGACCGTAAATATTGCTGGAGGAGGAGGAGGAGGAGGAATGATTTCCAGATTGCTTAACCTTCCTTGGTTTATTAACATCTAAAATTATGATTACATTATCTTCACCCATCACGATTACTCCAGCACCAGTTAACGGTAAGGCTATCAAGCCAATCACGCTTACCAACATTGACTACAGCATTATTTACGACAATACCCAACAACAGGCTATTGCTCGAATCAAGGGAGTGAATGTTAATTTGGTTCTTTGGGATCAAAGCACAACGCCTCCTTATTCTAGCATTGGTCAATTCACTGATTCTGATACAGACAAGCGTGTATCCGAACTTCTTGGAAGTGACATTGCAGCAGGGATTCTCTCTTTGTTTCCATTTGGCAAGGTTAAAAAGCCATGAGCAATTCAATTGCATCTAATACTGAAGTAGGTTCCACGAGTGCAATTGTATCTCTATTAACTTTGGTTGTGTCTTTTTTTAACTCCGAACATATCTGGTTGCAGAATATGACATTGCTAGTTTCTCTAATTGCTGGCTCTATTGCCATCTATGTCGGTGTTAAAAGGTTAATAAAATGAGAAATATTATTATTGGATGTGCATCCATGATTCTTATTGGTTGCGCTCACAAGGAGGTAGCAACCTATTACCCTCCTTCTCAAACGGCTGTTGTCCGTTCCATGTCTTCGGCGAAAGAAAGAGCGCAAGAGGTTAAAGCATATGTCAGTCCAGCAGGACAACTTGCTTTTAGCCAACTAACCAATTCAATAGCGTCTGCACAAGACGAGATGTTCAAATATTCTGTGCAAGTAGACAAACAAACTCTTGAACTTTCCAAGGCACAAGAATCTGCGAATTACTGGCATGACAAACAACTCAAGGCATTGCGCGAATTGTTTTGGTGGAGGATGATCGCATTTGGAACTGTGTTAGCTGTTGCTGCCTACATAGGGATCAAAACATCATGGAAGTTCTTTCTGTAATGAACTCTTTTCTTATCGTATCTCTAGTTGCTCTTCTCTCCATCCCCTTGCTAATAGCTGGATTTTTCCTTGTGGTCGGATTCACAGCGGCTTTTATTGAAGACGAAATGGAATGAAAAACCATGGCGATTTCATCCGTAATAGAAAAGAAGCTGGATCAACGCCCTCTTGATAGCAAAAAGGCCGTTTACGCGCTCTGTGGGGCTTGCTGCGTCCTCTTTGTGTTCGTAGGCTCATCGTTGCTCATCCTGACTCATGCCGAGGCTTCTAAGGACATTGTGGAGCTTGCGAGCTTAACCATCATGTTTTTTGGCGCAATCATTACTACGCTAATTACAGGGCAAGCAGCTATGGATTGGAAGGCGGTATCCGCACTTCAGCATATGAGCGAGGATGTAAGGGTGGATTCAAACGCTGAAGCTCCAGACATGGTTGTCAATCAGCGCATCCAAAAATCTAGGTGGCACGATGACGGCATACTTTAAACGAGGAGACATTCGTTATGATGGGATGGTGTTTTGGAGATACATCAAACGACTTAATAAAGAGCAATGGACGACAAAAGAGAAATTTGATTCATGCTGTAAGAAAGCCACAATAAATAGAATGCGTTGTTACTATAACAACATAGAAAAAGAGAGAATAAACAGCACAAGATGGAAAAAGAAAAACGTTCAAAAAAACAGGCAGAATTCATTAAGGTGGCAAAAACAAAATCCAGAAAAGGCTTGTGAAAGATCTAAAAGGTGGCACAGAAAAAATCCACATGTAATGGCATCTGCTACTTCAAAGTACAGGGTATCAAAGAAAAACCAAACACCTCAACTTTCCAAACAAGAAACAAAAATAATAGGAGAAATTTACAAAGCGTGTAAAAGATTATCTGATTGCACTGGAATTAAATTCCACGTTGATCACATTTTCCCAATTTCAAAGGGAGGTATTCACCACCCATTAAATCTTCAAATTCTACCAGCGAAGATTAACATACAAAAAAGCAACAAGGTTTTATGACACATTATTTCAAGGACAAAGTTATTCCATTCCTTTGGGAACACGAGGGAATAGAATACGAGAATGACAAAGATGATCCAGGCGGGGAGACTCGATGGGGAATAGATAAGAGATCACATCCCAATCTTGAGATAAAAAACATTACTGAAGAGGAAGCAATTTCTGTCTACTGGAGCGAATGGATAAAGGATGGATGTGAACATCTTCCCCAACCATTAGATTGGTTATTTTTTGATAGTGCTGTAAATTGCGGAATTGGAAGGGCGCAAAAATTCCTCAATGCTTCATCTAGAGATCCAAGGAAGTTTCAGCAAGAAAGGATAGATTTCTACAATAGATTGGCAGATCAAAAACCAACTCTTAATAAATTTAAGAAAGGATGGATTGCTAGAGTAAATGACTTGTCAAGAAGCTGTGGATTATTGTAAGGTAATACACAATGCAATATCCGATTAATCAGACTTGTTGTGGATCAAACACTTCCGTTAATGGTTTTTGCTATAATGGTTGTGGTCAAACCATGCCGATTGTCCCTGGTTCTAATCCAGCATTACAAATCTGGAATGGACAGAATTTCTTGATCGCGGATGGATCTACCATTAATCCAATTACGCTTCCCAGCCTTCAGCAAACAACTCGATCAAATATTCAGTTTGTTGTAGGAGTTACGGCTACAGGAACCCTTGCATTGGTTCCCATATCATCCTTTGCTTAATATGGCTTGCCCTCCTCAAGTACCAATTAGCATTATTCCTCCTGTAAGTGGAGGCCCAAGTCCAATCTTGTGGCAAAACGGCAATCAGATTACCCGATTAAATACGCCCCTAAACCAAAGTTGGCTTGTTTATGATGGAACTATGACTCGTTGGGCTGATGGATCTGCACAATCTCCTATTTCCCTGCCCAATCTTGAAGAAGTAAACAATGCCACAGTTGCATATGTTGCTGGAATAACCACAACTGGAAGGGTTGTTAAAACTCTTGGTGCATCTGGAACTGCTATAATTGGAGGTCAGGCTGGAGAGGTTGTTTATCAATCGGCAACAAGCGTTACCTCATTCACAGCCCAAGGAACAGTTGGACAAGTTTTATCAAGCAATGGAACTGCTACTCCAACTTGGTTGAGCCAATCTGTGTTATCTGTAGGTACAGCAGTAAATGCAACAAACGCTACTAATGCAACAAACGCTACTAATGCAACAAACGCTACTAATGCAGCAACCGCTACAAATCTTGCCAATGGAGGTGCTGGACAAATCCCATACAATACTGGATCTGGAGCAACTTCTTTTCTATCTGCTGGAACATCAGGGCAATTTCTTAAATCCAATGGAACATCTGCTCCATCATGGGATACAGTTTTAATTTCATGGTCGGCTCAATCAACCACTTTTACTGCAACTGCCAATAGCTACATTGCAGCAAGTACGGCAAGTTCCGCTTGGACGCTTACTCTTCCAACATCTCCAGCCGCAGGAAGTACGGTTTGGGTTATTGATGCTGCCAACAATTGGGCTACAAACAACCTTACGATTGCCCCAGGTGGAGCCAATACAATCCAAGGGTCTGCTCAAAACCTTATTTGCAATGTCAGCAATAAACTTGTTGTTCTTTATTATACTGGAAGCACTTGGCAAATTAATGTTTAAGTTGACCTAAAATCACATCTACTATATAAATTGTAAATATATGTCTTGCGGAAACAACAACGGATATTCTGGAGGGTTCGGATGTGGTGGTACTGTTCAGTACGCTCCTTCGGCCTGTAACCCTAATTTTCCAACCTATTGCCAATCTCTCGGTGCTGGAACTATTCAAAGGGTTGTTGGTGAGGATTCTGCATTTTGCAAATATACTGTACCCACACTTTCTTCCAACAGCATCCTTTTTTACAATGCTTCTACAGGTCTGGTTAAGTGGAGTGATAGCTCTGTTGCAAATCCTATTTTTCTTGGAAGCTCTTCTTCCGCACAAGCAACTACTGCATCTGGGCAAATCCAAGCATTGACTCCCACTGGTCAGCTTTCTGGATTTATCCCTGCTACTTCTACAGAAACTCAATTCCCTGTTGTTTCCCCTTCTGGCACTACAACTACATGGGGTACTGTAGAAAGTATTCTTCCAAATCAGGGAATTGTTTATAAGACAGGATCAACAATTGATGGGCCTCTGGCTGCAAATACGGTCTATCAACTTACTGGTTTGTCTGGTCAATATGTTTCTTTTGATGCTAGTGGAAACCCAATTGCATCTACTCCATCAATTACCCAGAGCTATATTTTCAAATCTGGAAATTACATTGCTACAGCAAACCAATCAATTGCCGCTGATACTTCTGCTGGAGCTTGGACGCTAACGCTTCCCCCAAACCCTGCAAATGGAACTGTTCTTACAGCCGCTGATGCTAAGGCATCTTGGGGAACAAACAACTTGACTATTGCTCCTTCTTCTGGAAGTACAATCCAAGGTTCAGTACAAAATTTGATTTGCAATGTTTC